GACTCTAACTGGGAGTATGAACTACATTCAGGTATCCTTGATGGTTGGAGTTTCCACACCGACAAAGTTCCTTACACCGTTGAGCATAACTATCATCCAGACTTTATCCGCGAGGTTGAGGGCAAGAAGATTCTGCTTGAAGCTAAAGGTAGGTTCTGGGACTACGCAGAGTTTAGCAAGTACATCTGGATTAGTAAGACACTTCCCGAAGATACAGAGTTAGTGTTTCTGTTTGCGAATCCAAGTGCGCCAATGCCGCAAGCCAAACGTAGAAAAGACGGCACTAAAAGAAGCCACGGTGAGTGGGCAAGTGCTAACAACTTCAGGTGGTTTAGCGAAGACACCATCCCTGATAGTTGGATTAACCCCAAGAAGAGGGAGAGTTTTGACTGACTTCAATAGAAAAGACGAGAGGCGCGATAGGTTTTTAAGAAAGAAGAAGTTCAAGAAGATTAGTTCTTCTTCTAAATTAAAAGATACTAGGCGCAAAGAACCTACAATTAACTTATACGAAGAGATAGCACATGAAAAGATTAAATGATGCAACACCCGCAGATTGGGATAGAGTAGCTAAAGAACATCCTGCACTTGAGCCTTACAAGCCTTACGTTGATATGGCTATGCAAGAAGCACATACACTAAGTGAAGATGTTGTCAACAATCCAAAGCACTACAACACTGGCAACATTGAATGCATTGAAGCCATTGAAGAGTCTATGTCTAGCGTAGCTTTCAAAGGGTATCTCAAGGGTAACTGTATGAAATACCTTTGGCGCTACGACTATAAAGGCAAGCAAGTAGAGGACTTAAATAAGGCTACGTGGTACTTAAATAAACTAACAACAATCGTCACCAAGGAGAACACTTAATGGATCAGTACCAAGAATTTATACACAAGTCACGCTACGCACGTTGGATACCTGAACATAATCGAAGAGAGACATGGGCAGAGACAGTGTATCGCTACGTACAGTTCTGGAGAGATCGTGAACAGATTACAGTATCTGAAGGACAGAAATTATACGATGCAATATACAATCTAGAGGTTATGCCTAGCATGAGATGCATGATGACAGCAGGGGAAGCACTCGACAAAGATAATGTTGCAGGGTTTAACTGTAGTTATCTGCACATAGATTCACCGCGATCCTTTGATGAGTTGATGTATGTTCTTATGTGTGGCACAGGTGTAGGGTTTAGCGTTGAGCGTAACTTCATAAACAAACTACCTGAGATTGCAGAAACATTCCATGCTACTGACAGCGTTATTGTCGTTAGTGACAGCAAGATTGGTTGGGCTTCTGCGTTCCGCGAGTTGATTGCTATGCTGTACGCAGGGAAGATTCCTAAGTGGGATATGCACAACGTCCGTCCCGCAGGCGCAAGACTTAAAACCTTTGGTGGACGCGCATCTGGCCCAGAACCCCTAGTAGATTTATTTAATTTTTGTGTTGGTGTTTTCTCAAAGGCCGCAGGCCGTAAGTTAACCTCTATTGAGTGTCACGATGTTGTCTGTAAGATAGCAGACATCGTTGTTGTTGGTGGTGTAAGGCGTTCAGCACTGATAAGTTTATCTAATCTATCCGATCCACGTATGGCTAAAGCTAAGTCAGGAGATTGGTGGAGAAACGAGGGACACCGTAGACTTGCTAACAACAGCGTAGCGTACACAGAGAAGCCTGACTTTGAGTCTTTCCTGTCTGAGATGCAGAACATGTATGAGTCTAAGGCGGGTGAGCGCGGAATCTTCAGTCGCATAGCGGCACAGAAAGTTGCAAGCAAGAACGGACGTAGGGATGCTGAGCAGGACTTTGGTACTAATCCTTGCAGTGAAATCATATTACGCAGTAATCAGTTTTGCAATTTATCGGAAGTGGTTGTCAGGTCTGAAGATACTTTAGAGACTTTGAAATCTAAAATAGAAGTAGCCGCGATGATCGGAACATTACAGGCTACGCTTACAGACTTCCGATACTTGCGTAAAGTGTGGCAACGCAATACAGAAGAAGAGGCTTTGTTGGGTGTGAGTCTTACAGGGATTATGGATCATAAGGTGCTAGGCTCGTCTACTGACAAGCTTTCTGAATGGCTAGAGGAGATGAAGGGTGTTGCGGTTAAAACTAATAAAGCTTGGGCAAAGAAGTTGGGAATTAATCAATCAGCGGCTATTACTTGCGTTAAGCCTAGTGGCACGGTGTCTCAGCTTGTTGATAGTGCCAGTGGCATTCATCCTCGTTTTTCTAAGCATTACATTAGACGAGTACGCTCAGATGCGAAAGACCCCCTCGCGCAATACATGTCAACAGCGGGATTCCCTGTCGAACAAGATGTAATGAGTCCTGCATCTCTTGTGTTTAGTTTCCCTGTGAAGTCTCCTAAGACTAGTACAACAGTTAAACAAGTAGGGGCGATGGAACAGTTAGCGTTGTGGAAAGCGTATCAGAATCATTGGTGCGAACATAAACCAAGCATAACCGTTTACTACACAGACGATGAGTTCTTGCAGGTATCTCAATGGATATGGGAAAACTTTGATTTGTGTAGCGGTATTAGCTTGTTGCCGTACAGCGACCACGTATATCAGCAAGCCCCCTATGAAGAGATAGACGCAAATCAATATAAGGAGTTAGTGAAAGCTATGCCAAAAGACATTAACTGGAATGACCTTGAAAACTTTGAACAAGAAGATAACACAACAGGCTCACAAGAGTTGGCGTGTGTGGGCGGTGCTTGTGAAATTGTTTAAGAAAGGCAAGGAAGCCAATGTCTTAGGGTTTAAAATTCTTATTAACTGTGAAGGGGTTGTCGTGACAGAAATGTCCGGCATCCCTGAAGGTGATTTAAATAAGGTCTTTAGCGGTGACGAGTTGTTAATTATGAGAAACATTGTACAACTTACGAAACCAAAACTAGAGGCGCTTCATTCTTTTTTAGAAGATGAACTCAGCGCCCTTAATCATACTACCATTTAATTTTGTCAGTCCAATATGTGGCAGACATCTTGCCTTCTCATTCTGGATTTAAACCTTTTTCTAGAGTGGCAAGCCTTAACTTGAGGTTATGTATGTCATCTAAGAGTTCTTCACTTTTAGTTATTTGTTTATCGACAAGACCCGCTGTGTATTCAATTAGCATATCTTGCCGCGCATCAGCAGGGAGCGATCCTAATTCGCCTCTGGGCCATTTAATACGGAACTCAGAGTTAGACTCTATGTCCATCTGAGTTTTGTCTAAGGCATGTTCAAGGGTATTTAACCGCTCTTGTACAGAGAAGTACGCCATTGTAGATACTGATGTAAACGCAATCATTGCAATCAGATTTCTAAGCGGAATTGTTACCGCTGTGTCTTCAGATAATTCGGCCATCAGATCACCATTTCACGCGGTTAGCCCAATAGGCCGCGCTCATTTTGCCCTTGGCTATGTTCTTAGCATGACGAGCTTTGAAAGAGGCTCGTTTCTTTTTCATACGGTCAGATTCACCCGCCTTGGGTTTTCCTGCGGTGCTTGCCCCCTGTTCTCCAAACCTAATCGTCTTGATTTTGTCACCTTCTTTTGCCACGACAACATGGCTTTTCTTACTGTGCTTGGGGGTACGTTTCGGTTTATTGTATCCACTAACTCCTGCCCTCTCTAGTCTTGAATCTTTTTTCTTTTTAGCTTTGCCGCCCTTCTTGTAGTCTTCTCTCATCGTTTCTTTCCTTTATGTAGTCCATGCTTAGCGTGTTGTTTGCCTTTAGCTGTAGCTTCTCTTTTCTTTTTATTAGCCGCCGCAAGTTTCTTTCGGCCTGCCGCAGTTGATTTGAGTTTTTTTATAGCCTTAGCAGGCGCGTATACTTCGCCAGTTTTACCGCTAGGTTTTCCAGAAGGTGTACGCCACTTTTGCTTTGTCCATTTCTTTAAAGACTTTTGAGATTTTTTAAGTGCCATTATTTCTTATGAACCTTTTGTACTTTAAAATTAGCTTCAAGTGAAGCGCCCTTGTGCTTAACAAACTTGCCAGTGTGCTTCATTAGATTCATTGAGCCGTCTTTCTGCTTCATCCAGTGATGACCTTTAGGTGCTTTAACTTTCATTTGTACCCGCCTCCTTTAGCTTTGTATTCTTTAGCAAGCATTTGAGCCTTTCGTGCTGACCACTGTCCTGCTTTACCGCCCTTACTTCCCGCTTTAATTTTATTAAATAAGTTCTTACGCATTGTAGGCTTGGTATAGTTACCCGCCTTATTGACTGTTGATTTCTTTTTCTTCTACTGTACGCATTGCTCCTAGACCTAACATTCCCATTAAGACAGGCGTTAGTAAAGATGCATCAACCTCTGGCACAACAAACCATATGCCTAGTATTGGTGATAGGAGTGTGTTATATAAAAGAGCCATACAACAGCACCAACCGACTGCGGGTCGCCATCCAGAAACAAACAGGCTTTTGTGTTCGGCCTCAACTTTGTTTACTTCCAACTGACCCTTGGCAAGCTCTTGGGCATGGCGCTCTGCCATTGTACTTATTTCGTGTGCTAGTGCCGCCTTCTTGTCTTTATCTTCAATGAACTTATCTAGCAGTCCTGACACTGGCCCTATCAATGCTTCTAACATTGTTTAGCTCCTTAATACTGTTGCGATTAAATTAGTCGATCCAAAGAAGTGAGCTAAAGCCCACGCTAAAAAATACAATTACAAAAATTAAAGCCTTCCATTCTTCTTTGTCTCTATAATCAAAATTACTCATATACAATACTCATTCAAAAATTACAGTTTCTTTTGGGTCTACATACTTTGGTTTGCAAAAAGCCCTCACTGGTACGTCATATATTTTCCCAAATTTATTTTCGCCTGACCCCCTTACGCTTTGCAGGGTTATTGTTCTAGCAAAATAAACACAAGAGTTAATATTATTCCAGACTCCATACTCTTCAATGTTTTCAACAAAACCATCAGGAGTTAAAGTCTCTATCATTAATGCAAACACTAACGTCTTCATTTTATAACTCGTTCAGAATTATCTACCCAAGTTAAACGACAGATACAGTCTACTGCCTCATAGTGTTTGGAGGGTTTAGATAGCTCCTGACACATATATACGCAGTGATGTTTTTTTGCGTAGTAGCGTGTCTTACTTTCATCAATCTCTCCATTAGAGAAAAGAAAGATCAAAGCAAAAACCATTCTCACTGCTTAGCCAACAATGCTTGTACTAACGCAGAGATTTGATCGTTAGTCTTTTCTTGAATTTTTTCTTGACGAGCCAATGACTCTACAATTGCATCAACTTTTGTTTCGGTGACAGCTTGAGCCTGACCGTTCTCTTGAGCCTTCTTAGCTGTTTCTTTGACAATGACTTCAATACGTTTAACTTCAGTAGTAGTACTTTCAGCATTGGCTTGTGCCGCGCCATAAGAGATAGCACCTACAAACAAACTGACTACTAGCGGAATGGCCCACGTTGGAATTACAATACCTTTCTCTGACATTTTTTATATCTCCTAGTTTAAAATTAATAGCACCAAAGTACTGGTTTAAAATCATCTCGCAAATCTACGTGTACAAAACCTTTAGCAACCCCTATGCCTACAAAGCCTAATGCACAAGCATGGCGCACTATCTGCATTCTTTGTCTTCCACCGTTCACGGCTATGTCTGCGGCAATACCACGCGCATGAGTGCCTGCAACTTTTTTGCGCTTCTCTATGCTGTGATTAGGGCTTCGATAGCCGCTAGTCACATAGAACGGAAAGCCACACGCCTCCCGCAAGTGGTCTAGTTTGCGTATAAAACTTTCGTTCATTTCGTTCTCTCCAGTTTCTTGGCAATCAAAGTCTGAGAGTTTAAAGTATTTAAAATCGTCTTTCATTTATGCACAGTTCCTTTTTAGTTTGTTTAGTACTTTGCCGCCTGAGTTTTTAGTAACTCTACCGCCCATGTTTTTTTGCGTTAGTTTAAGGTCATCTAGAGTATATTGTATCTCTGCGCGTATATCAGAAGTGTCGCCCAGTACATCGTCATAGCTACTAGCGGCTTCAAAAGTCTCTCTTTCGTCTGCTGTATACCCACGAACTTTACTAAACTCTTCTCCACCAATGCCGCCTGCTCTTTTAATAACATCAGGAAACTGTTCTTGAAGCTGTGCAGTAGTTAAGTCGTGTTTTTCTTCAAGAAGCGCCTTAGTTTCAAGCTTAATATAATCTTCCATATCAGGATCATCCAGAAGACTAGGCATATCATCAGAGCCTTCAAAGTTACGGAGTATTTTATTAGCGGCTTCTTCGGCTACTTCATCTGAAACATCTTTTTTGCTAAACTTTTTAATAAGGTCTGCTAAAGGAAGAAGCACATGTTCAGCTAACAGTTTACCGCCCGAACTTTTTTTAACTCTTCCGCCCGCGGCCATGTTCATCCTACGCATAGGATCATCTTCATCCATGTACGCTGTACCTGCGCCTTCGTTGTATGGCAACCCTGTGAGCTTGTTTATACGCTCGTCAGGTTCTATAGGCGCATTAGGTACAAGGTACAAGTGTGGATACTTCGCCTCCTGTTGCAAAATTACTTTTAGGTTGAACATCTAATCTACGCATTCTCACACCGCGATCAAAGTCATATTCTCCTGCATTATCTAACGGCAGTCCCTGCATACTGTTGTAAAGTTCAACAGCTTTTGATTCAGTATCAGTTAAAGTTTTTTTAAATTCTAAATACTCTTTTTCGGTTTTAAGACTATTTAAAATTTTTATTTTTTTATCTATTAAATTGTTTCCTATCTTTGTAGGCATAAACTGTCCTGCTACTAATGCTTCTGCTTTTTCCTTGGATATATTTTTATCTCTTAATATTTCCATTACTGTCGCTCCTCCAAGCTGACGAACAGCCGCTGATACAGCAATGTATATATCTTGTTGGTTCTGAAATTCTACAGAGTTAGTTTTTAAAAAATCTTCTATTACATCTTCTGTTGTACTAGAAGCTTTAATTCTGTTTATAAATGTCTGACTATCTGCAAACTTATAATCATTTACAAGTTCTCCAAAACTAAACTCTAAGTCTTGTTTGTCCCACTTAAATCCAGACTGAGCAATAGCTTCGTATCTTGAATCCCTATATTTTAAAGTATAGTCATTAGGCTTCCCTTCTATCGAATCCATTAATTTTCCAATGCTTACAGCAGTGCCGGGAGCGAATGATGTTTTCAGAGACTTAATAATAGAATCCCATTGAACTCCTTTATCAGTAAATATAGGTCGGCCCTCAGTATCCTTACCTGTATCAGAAATCCATGCAGTCACTAATGATCTAATTGGCCCTGTTGCTATAGATTCAGAAACATAAGGAGTTGATAAGTCTTGTAATCCTACAACTAGTGCATCTGTTAATACTTTGTCAAAAGCTTCTCCTTTTAGCTCCCCTGAGATTATTGAATCGTAAGAGGCTCTAATAGGCGAAAGTAAGCTATAGTATGAATTTAAATATTGAGTGTTTAAAGTATATATATCTCCATTTTCATCTCTGGTATAAATTAAATCATGTCCATTACTAAATGGCCCAGACCCTAATATTTTACGATCTTCTACATCTTGATCGCTAAAGCCCATAGCATCGTGTGAGACTTTAGCTATGCCTCCAAAACCTATTTGAGTTGTTACTAGTCCTGCAAGTCTTTGCGCTCCTCTTTTCTGCAATACTTTATTTTTAGAGCCAATCTCTTTAACAGATTGCTTAGCTATGTGTGCGCTTGTTCTTAATATTTCAGCAGGGAAAGCAACAAAGTTACCTATAGGAAGATTTCTAAGTGCTTTTATTCCTTTAGGTATTTTTTCATAGTTTGGCATAGTATTTCTTACAACTTCTGCCGCTTGTTTTTTTAATAAGTTTTTTGAGGCATTAGGAAAAGCTTCTCTTAAAGTTTGAAGTTCTGCTTCATAAGCTCCGATTTTAAAATAATCGTCTGTTGCCATATAAATTTCACTTGGCTTATTAACAATACTATCATATAGTTTTGTTTTACTTGCTTTAGTACTTGTTTTTTCAGCACCCTCTACTATAGCCCCAGTGATGGGCATGTCCACTACCGCTTCTTTTAATCCTTTAAATTTAGCAGACCCTCCTTTTATTCCTGTGTCTATCATGTCTCTAAACTGATTAACAGTTACAGAAGTATTTATTACGCCTAAACCTAAATATTCTTCGTATATTTTATCAAGTTCTTTTTGTCTTATACTTCCATTTTTGTTATATATTTTATTTTTTAAAACGTCATAACTTTTTCCTCTGACATTTCCCCAGAGTCTTCCATTAGCTATGCCAAACTGATAGCCACCTACAACATTTCGTGCATGGGTCGTGTGACTATAAGTTGTTTTCATAGACTGTGCAAAACCTTTAGAGCCTATGTAATATCTATAAGCATTTGAAAGAGGATTATCAGCCTCTACCCAAGAGTATGTTTCTTCTTTCCGCGCCAAAAAATCTGCCATTTCTGGAGTTGTATACTTGCCATCAAGACTAGAGTTAGTTCCTGTTATTTTAGCCGTGTACCTGTTCCCACCTAAAACAGCGTCTGTTTTGCTTCCGAAAATATATTTACCTTTTCCTAGTGTGTTGGCTGAGTTGTAAAAATTTTGCATTTCTAATATGCGGGAGGCTTTACTAAGAGATATAATAATATTATCAGAAGGGTTTTTAATTTCTCCTAGAAGTTCTCTTATTTCAGGAGCAAGCTCAGTGTTTTTCTTATGAATTTTTCCTACTCTTTTAACTTGAGATAGGTAGTCTTTAAGGTTAGAAGTGTCCCCTAATAATTCTTTAATTTGTTTATCGGCTTCTAGACCCGCTTTTTCTTCAATTCTTACTCGCCTTGCTTCTGTAAGAGGCGTTCCTTTTTTGTTAAGCTTTAAAATTTCATCATCAATAATATTATCTACAATATATTTTTTAGCGCGGTCTTTAACAATTCTATCAGGCGTGTAGCCTGCGTCCTCATAAGCTCTATATGATCTTCTAAGATAAGTATTTAAATTTGCTTCTATAGACTCTTTTACTTTTGGACTAAAACCTTTTGTTTTTAATATTTTTTTAGAAAGTCCATCAATCATTGACCTAGCTTCCAGTATTTCTGACGCAACATTTTCTGGAATGTTTCGTTGCTTAGCAAAATATGCTACTCTTTTTTCGGGCGAGACTTTAAAAACTTTAGAAAGATCAGCTTCTAATAAAGTATTTATTTTCTTTAAAAGTTTTGGATCGTTGCCTGCTTCTTGAAATGCAATGTTTAACCTATTAGCTGTGTTTTCTGCGGCAGTTATTAACTGACGTTGAGCGAATTGAGACTTTTCAAGGGCTTCAAATAATAAAGGCGTTGCATAGCCTCTTGAAGTAAACAACTGTTGTTTTACTCTATACACAGCAGAAGCGGTTTTTTGTGATAAAGTTTTATCTCCTGAAGTTTGAGACATAACTTGCTTTAAACTTTTGTCAGTTTCTTTTAATTTGCTCCGCTCTGTTTCAAAAAATTTTAAAAGCTGTGTATTCGCTTCTTTTTCTGTCATTTCATCTAAACGCTTTCCTACTGTTTTTTGCCGCAACACTGTGGCTGTTTTTCCTGTTCCTTTAGCCGTTAAACCCACCGCCCCAATTACCGCTGAAAAACCTAAGCCTTCTACAAGCAATTTTAATCTTCTTGTAGCTTCAGTATCGCTTTCATTTGCGGCCATATAATCTACTATCCCCTTTCCTATATATTTTGAATT